GTCATGTTGCCAGTACGAGCCGCTTCTTCTCTCAGCCGTTCAAGTGTTGAGTCAACCGCACCAGATGATCTTCCAGTTCCTGTAACGATACGCTCTGGGGCGGGTGCTTGCCTGCGATTTGTAACTTTCAAGTCTTTCTCCAGTTTTGCTACCGCAAAGGCAAACTTTACGGGGTCTTTGATTTCAGCCAACTCTTTAGCCTTTGCAGGGTTCTTACCGAGTGCGTAAACAACGAGTGCAGGATTATCTGCACCTTGCAGCAAAACGCCTTGCTGGGTGATAGAAAAAACTTGTTGAGCAACTTCTTCAGCATCCTCAAAGTCTTTCACTCTTAGCTCGGCTTTCGCCTTGCCATAACCATCCAACTTGGCTTGCCATGCCTTTTGCTGATTCATAACTTCAGCTTCTTGCTTGGCGTTGATTTCATCGGCCTGACGCTTGCGCTCAAACCAACTGGTCAATGCTTCCTCGTATGCATCAGCGTCATAGTCGTGATCTTCTAGCTTTGGCTTATTTCCAATCACCACTGGCTTGGTCTCAGGTGGTGCGGCTTGTACCCTTGCTTGCAGTTCACGATTCTGCCTTTGCAGTTCTCGGTTCGTCTTACGCAACTCTTTTACCCATTCAGGCGCAGGAGTATGTTCTTCGGGAGGTGGCGCTTCCTCACCAATGCTGACAACAACTTCTTCGGTATCTTCGGGTTCAATCTCATCAACGGGTTCGTTGACTTCGATTTCTTCTTCTACTACCTCGACTTCATTGTCCTCAATTACTGCCTTTTGATTCATCTTTGACCCCATTCAACTCACCCACTTTAAACGGCTGGGTGGTAACCGTTGTTTTAATTGTCGCTTGTTTTTTACTGATTCGCAACAGGTTGCACAATCTGCCCCTGCAAAATTTCTTGTACTGCCTGGGCATTGGTCATTGCCATGTTCTGTGCTGTCTCTTCAACCTTGCCCAAAGTCTCTAGCGTTTGCGCCCGTTTGAGTTCTGCGCTTGCCACGGTTTCAACAGTATCAGCTCTGGCCTTGGCTGCTTTTGCCATTTCATTCTCGGCTGCGGCTTGCAGATACATTGCGTTCGGGTCTTGAGGCTTGCCCTGCATTTCTGCCATGAGTTCTTCTGCCTCTTGGTCTGTTGGCTGAACAACGCCCATCCGCAATAACTTCTTGCGGAAATAAGCATTTGCATCCCCAACGCCCTCGCCTTCCATGTTCATCATCGCCATTGCAGTCAGCACTTGGGCTGTCTCTGGGTCTTGGGTGATCTGGAGCATTCCTGTCAAAGCCCTTACGGTAGCCGCACGTTTGCTACTTGAGGATGGGCCAACATCAGCAACCACATCAAATGTGGCACTGGACAGGTCATTTGCCATCACCACAGCACCAGTTTTGGTATCAATTGTGGGTTGCATCAACTCGACCATTCCGGCCTCACCAGTAGCGGCAATGGTTTTCATCTTGCGCTTGTCTTCGGTGTAGATTTCCTTTGCCATGCCAAGCCAAATCTCACCACATCGCTTCATGCCCTTGGCAAAGTTGCTCATGTAGATGAACGTCTGCATATCCACACGGGTTTGAATCATCTCAACCGCTTTGCCTGATACGCCTGAAATCATCTTGTCAGCCCCTTGTGGGTTGCCCAAAATATCCTGCATATCTTGTTCTGTGATAGCAAGTAAAGCCGCCATCGCAGGTGGGATTTGTGCCGACTTTGTGTAAGCCACAGGGCCACTGATTTGTGTGCCGCCATCAGCACCAGTGACAGGGTTAATCAGCAGATAAGGGTAATCCCGCAGGTTATCCTCTGCCCACATAACCTGATGCCCAGCCACTTGCTCTGGAGTCATGATGGGCTTTTCGATGCTAGACAAGGCTGAAATCTCGCCTAGCTTGGATAGTTGCATATTCTTCAGGCGTTGTGCATCTTTAGCCAGGCGCACAGCACCCATGCATCGCTCGATGTTATCCACAAACCAACGCTTGCCGTAGACCACCACAATGGGGATGTTTTTGCCTGCAATGTAGCCTGCATCTTCCAGCACCTTGCCACCAGACATGATGTATTTGCGAACACGCATCCGCTTGATGCGCTTTTGACGAACTTCCCTTGTGCCGACCGCCATCAGGGTTTCTTCTAGCATTTCATCGTCTGCAAAGTCTTGGGCTGTGTAGCGTTCCTCTGTGCCATCAATGGCTTCAAAGATGCGGATTACCTCGGTTTTTTCCTCAACCTTGTAATACTCAGCCACAAACACAACATCAGGCGTTGCCCAATCAAACTCGTATTGGTGAATTATCTTAGGCCAATCCGTTGGGTCATCGTTGTAGATTTCTTTGTAGCTTTCACGGGTCATGCTGTTGACCACAAAAGCATATTTTGCATCTGACTTGTCTTGCCGCTTGGCGTTCAGGTCAAAGAACACGCTTGAGTCGGCATCAAAGATTGGCTCGAACCTGATGCGCTGGCGCTCATTTTCTGGGTCTTCTTCGTCTTCGTAAACAGTACGCAAACGCCATGCACCAATGCCACCGCCAACAGCTTCCTCAAAAGCATTGTCGTAAGCCTCATCAGCCACCGATGCTTGTTCGTCAGCACGATAAAGGCCATCGCAGACTTCTGCCAGTTTGTCGTTTTCAGTACCGTCTTTGCTTACATAGTCAACTGTGATGCGATTATTGCGGTATTCGTTAACGATGCGAATGACCGCTAACATGATTTTGTTGACTTCAAACTTGGGCTTGTTTTCGTACTGATCCCATAATGGCCCTTCCCACTGAGAGCCGCACAACGAGTAAAAACGCCTGTCTTGCAGGCATTGCAGACGCTCATCCCGCAGCGCAGTTTGTATATCATTAAACTGCCGCAGTGCTTCAGCGTGTAAGTTTGCAAGGCGTTGGTCGTTGGGTATTCGTGCCATATTTGTCCTTTTGGGGCGATTATCTACCAGCGTTTGACATTGGGCAATGGTGTAAATATAGCCGATTTTGTGACCGCTGACCGCCTAATGCCCTCACACGCATATCGCAAAGCATCAATTACGTGATTCTTTTTGTCCTCAAGCATTGGCAGAATTCTGCCTGTCAATGGGTCTGATTTATAACTGTACAGACTTAATTCGTCAATAGTGTGAATACAGCGAGGATGAACAATGATGTCGTAGTTCTTTAAAAACTCAATGCCTTCCTCAACCGATTTTGGTCCTTTTACTGCATTCATTATTTTTGGAAAACCGTTGCGCTTCATGTGGCTGATAGTCTCAGGTCTGGCTGAGTCTGCCACGATAGGCCATTTCTCGGCATCTGGCACTTGCATAAATAGTTCAGGCGTGTTAACGATCTCACATCCCACCATATAGGCTTCGTAATCAATGTAAAGGGTGCGCCCAATAATGTGACAGCGAACCAAAACTGTCGGGTCAACCGAGAAACCCCAATCAGCACCAAGTCGGTGAATGGCATCTGGCGGTGCTTCAAAGTCGTCAATTTTCCAGTTCCTGAATACCCTGCTATTACTGTTTTGCAGGTATTGACCCATCCAAACGTGCTGATATTTATCAGGGTCTCTGCGCTTGTCGTATTCCATTTCGTCTTTTAGGACTTGTGGAAACCACGGGTTATCACCAAAGTTGACCTTGATTACCGAGGCACTAGCTGGCGGCTCTGGCCCACGCAGTAAAAAATCCACAGGGTCGGATTGCTGCCTTGGATTCCATGTAAACCACAGTTCACTATTTGGTTTACGAATTGTTGGTCTCAGTAGATCAAGGCTGGTCTGACTCAGACTTTGGGCTTCCTCAACCCAAGCGCAGTCATAGCCTTCAAGCGATTTAATGCTGTCGGCTGTGTGGTTCTGCATACCTTGGAAAATAATAGCACCATCGCCCTTTTTGGACTTGATAACCGAATCCTGAACTTCAAAGTAAGCCCCTGCGTTCATGGCCTCAATCTTGGTCTCGAGCAAGCGTTTTACTGATTGATTAAGCGACTTTTGTATTTCACGAACGCAAACGCTTCGATGCTTTTGGTTCATTATGTGAGCCTCAATCATCATCTCAGCAAATAGATGTGACTTTCCTGAACCTCGACCGCCCCATGCACCTTTGTAACGAGAGGGCTGCAACAAAGGCAAAGCCCACTCAGGGGTTTGAATTTGCAGGGTTTTACCCATGTTTGACAACGACACGCTCAATCTTTGCGAACTCTAGTGGTTGACCATCAGCTCCTGTTAGTTCATGACGTTGGGTTTCTTTCCAACCCATTTGGCATTTTGACCACCAAATTTGTGCTGTCGTATCACCAGCCATTGCTTTTTGGAAAATGCCTTTGCCAATCTGTGCATTTGCTTTGGCTTTTCCGTTGATAAGTTCGGGGCTGAAGTATTTTCTCAGCGTATCAATGTCAATGCCATCACGTATCAATGCCGCAATCTGTTCAAAAGGCACACCATAACCAGACATTGCCTCAACCTGTTTGCGTTCTGCATCAGTAGGCAAAAAGGGTTTTCTGCCAGCACCTTCTCGTGCCCCACCGTTCTGTTTTGGCTTATCTGCCTCTTTTTTAGGCAGTTGGGTGGAAATTTCAGTTGTTTTTTTCATAAGTAACCTCCGCGAAAGGTTGGTTTGCTGCGTTATTTAACTGTGCTTGTAATGCGTGAAAGCACCCTTGGTTTGCGATGTTCCTCACTCAATATCTTTGGCACAGTGTGTTTCCATGATAACTGATGATGTATCCGTTTGTCATTTGTGCCTACTTCTGAGATTTTTACACACGATGGTGCATACATAACTGAATAGAACGATTTAGTATAAGTTCCAAGGTCTAAGTAGATTTCAGTCAATCCGCCTGCATTTTGCTGAGTTACGATCTGCTGTAAGCGCAACTGAGGTGTCGTCATGAACAATATGCCTCGTCTGCCCCATTCGGCATACATATTCACATCCTCGTTAATTCGACCCATGAACTTGACAGGGCGATCTACACGAAACATAAACGAATTCATTACTTTACGATAAATTTCATCTTTCCGCATTTTGCTCAGTAATACGCAACCTTCACCACCAATAAAGTCGCCCCCCTGTGCAAATGCGACTGAATGAAACGGTGTTGTATCCAAAAACTCAACCAGTGCAACAAGCACATCATCCAGTTTGCCAATCTTATTTTCGGATGTGATGTACTGCAATTCTTCATTCGTTGAGTAATCAAACCTTGTGTAATCGTCATCTAGTTGCCAAAAGTGCGTCAGACCTTGATCGGCTGCAATTTTGAAGCTGATATTTCTTGCGTAGACCACGCTATTGCGTTTTTTGAAGTTATCTCCGCTGTCGGTAATATCAATCGCTTCTTGCTTGTTGAAAACGATCACAGATTCTTTGCCATAAACCTCTTTGTATTTGTCGAGTTGTTTGTCCTCGTCATCGCATATCAGGTAAATTTTGCCTGTGTAACCTTGTTTACGTAAACTTTGGTACGTATAAACATTATTTGCTCGACCATGCGTCAGAATAAACACGGCAAAGGTCTTAGGCATCATGTTCTTCACCCTTTTCGCTGGCATAAACATCACTGATGGCTTGTGAAAGCTTTACATATCCATTGGCAATAGCCTTGTCAAAGTCAATTATGACCAATGCGCTATCTTCCATGAGTTGCTGTATATCTGGGTCAGCATGAGCATAGAACTCTGCAATTTGCTCAAAGTCGAATCGTATGTGTCGTGCTGCCGCTGCCAATAAAAAGTCTTTAACCTCTGGCTTTATTTCAGGGTCTTGGTAAATTTTTGCTGTAAGTTGTTCGTATTTAACTTTATCGTAAAGTTCACTTATGGGAGGGCAGTCACCAGATGGCGCATAAACTGGGGCATCTATCTTTTTTGTGTACTTGCTATCATCAGTTTGCTCATCATCAGCATCCAAAAATGACAATTCTGTAATTTCCTCTGGCGTAAATCCAGTTAAGTCAATGTCAAAACCTAGACCATCAAGTTCTTCAAGTTCAAGGGATAACATTGCGTTGTCCCAACCAGCATTTTGTGCAAGTTTATTGTCAGCAATGATATAAGCTCGTTTTTTGGCATCTGACCAACCTTTTGCCACCATCACAGGAACTTCTGCCATTTTCAGCTTTTGAGCCGCTAGTGTACGCCCATGTCCAGCAATGATGCCGCCTTGTTCATCCACCAAAACTGGAGTTGTCCAGCCCCACTCCTTAATACTTGCGGCAAGTTGTGCTACTTGCTCATCAGAATGTGTGCGTGAGTTTCGTGCGTAAGGAATGAGCTTATCAATCGCCCATTTTTCGACTTTATCTGCTGGGTTCATATTTTCCTTAAAAAAATGGGAGCATCAGCCCCCAAAAAGCTGGCAACTGCATTTGTCAGCGTGTTCATTTTGCTATATCAGGTATAGGTATGTCAACAGGCCATTGACCAGTATCTACCAATAACTGAACTGTTTTGAAGTGCGCTACTTGCCATGCTTGCTGTCTTTCAGCTTTAGACCATTTTGCGCCAGCATCAATGTCGTAATGGCAAGTCATACAGAGTGCGGCAGTCAGATTGTCGTCAGCTTTGATGCTTCTGCCCTTGCCGCCACCCCAGTTTGTGTGTGCTGCCTGGACAAAATGGCCTGAACCACAAAGTTGGCAATCAAGACTTGCCACCAGTTTGAGAAGTTTTTTGCTTCTGACGTATGCGTGTTTTTGAAACAATTATGGTCTCCAAAGTTGTAAATCTGTGCTCATTGGCACATTCAAGCCTGCGTCTGCGTGTATTTCCTGTGCTTGTTCTGGTCTCTTTAACGATTGTCCATGTCCCACATTCTGGGCATTTCATTGGTGCGACCTATCTTGCATTCGGTTTGTTGCTTCCCGAGTACGCCAAATTTCTATGTCCAACCTTGCCGCCTCCAGCTCCCACTTTAGCGTTTCTTCCTGTTCGATTGCTTGCGCCAGCCCTTTGAGTAATTGGTGATAAGCAGGGTCTGCGTATGCTTCTCGCTCCTGTGCATTTGCCGCCTCGACACCAAGTTTGAGTGCATCTTTCATCAAAAGGGCTTTTTTGGACTTGCGAAATTCTTCAAGATATACCCTTTGTGCTTTTGCCTCCCCGTAAGCTGGTGCTTTATCCCTGATTGTTTGGGCTGCTTTTTCTGGTTTCATTCAACCTCCCTCACTAAAACTTCGACCTTGGCAATTTCTCCATAAACCTTGGTGCTGTGAATGGATGTGATCTGCGAGTCGTTCAAAAACACAATTTTGTCCATGCCATCAATCACGCACTTAATTACGTTATCTAAATCTGGGCGTTTTATGTGTTTCTCAGAGTCGCTTAAACACGCCTCGGTGCGCTTTTTTGAATATGAAGTTGGAACAGGAAAGATAACGTAAATAAAAGCTTCCAATGCCCCTTGTAGTGGTTCTGAAGCGCCCATTGCCGCTTTTGCCATCATCGCCACCTCGGATTCGTAATTCTTTGTTTTTTCAGGGGTGTAGGCAACTGGAAACTTTCCTCTTGTAGAAAACCTTGGTCTGCCCTTTGGTACAGGTTCGCCATATACGGCAAAGTTAATTTGCATCATTTTGTTGCCTCATGTTGGTAATCAAGGTATCTAGACCATCCTGCCCACGTTTCTTTTTGATGTCCATCTTGATACTTTCCCACCATGCTTGGGCTTCCTGCTTCCCCAGCTCTAGGCGTTTCTTGCGATAGCGTTTTATCCATTCTCGGGCTTCGGTGTGGCTCAAGGTCTCCAGCATCTCGCAATGCTCGGTTGATGTCAGCAAGGCTAAATTCTTGGCCTTCCCGTCTTTTGTCCAATAAGGATTTGTGGTCATACATCAGAAAACCTCATCATCTTGCCAATGCTGAACTGGTGGCTGCGTGAATGCAGCAATAGAAATATCCCGCTTTGTGGCTGGTTTTTTATCGGACCATTGATGCGCTGAACACATCGGTCGCAGGCCTTCCATGTGAACTGCCCAACGTTTTCCACAACCAGGAACGCTACATAAACTGTGATTTGTTTCGTCAATCTGGTGATTTTGCTGTTTGAAATTAGTGAGTGCCATGGTATTTACCTTCTACGATTTTTGCAAAATTGCTTGGTTTCAGAATCCACTCAAGGTCGGCAGTAAATGCCCGACCATCTTTGCTGTTGACTTTGCCAGTTAAGAATTTTGAATGCCCGATGTGCTTGAAAAAGTCTTCCCACCAATTCAGCACATCTTCAGTTTGAATTGTTTTGCCTTGAGATAGTTCAATCGCCACCTCTCGCCATCTTTGTCTCAAGTAACCATGTCTTGTTGTATTCCAGACTTCTACTTTCCTCAGTGTTGGTAAGTGTTGGTGATAAAGACTGATAACTGCCTTGTGTTCACAATCAGGTAACTTTTCCTCAGGTTCACCTTCAGGTGGACATATATTGGTATTTAGTTCGTTATTGGTTATTAGTTCTTGGTTATTAGTTGCCTTATCGTTGGGTTGCGAGTCGGTAGCCATTTGGTTACCCACTGGGTTCTTTTTTCTGCCACCAAGTTTGCCATTTGTCCTGTTCTTTTCTGCCATTGCATGGTATTGAGCAATTACCTCATGACAGCGAGCATGAAACCAACCATCCTCTTGTTTTTCAAACATATCAGTTAAAACATCCTGAATCACTTTGGTATCCAAACGCAAGCGTCTGGCAAGCCACTGGGTATCTAATGGGATTTTTTTTTCTGTGTCGTAGTACATATCAAGAAGTCTTCTGTAAGCAAGGTCTTCCTCGTTTGACAGATGTGCAGTAGCACCTCGATAGTCACCGATATTGAATGTGTAGTAATGCATTAAGTTTTACCTTTTTCAAGCACCTTTATGAAGAAACCTCGGCAGGGGAAGGTGTAACCCTTTTCGATCTGCTCATGACTTCAGATCTAGCCGTGTTTCAAAAATTATAGACGATCAAACCATTCTGGTCTTATGACCATGAGCTGATACAGCCGACCTTTTGGTAACTGCTTCCATTGGGAAACAGCACCTCGAGTCACACCAAGCAACCTTGCAAGGGCAGCTTGTGAACCAGCTTTTGAAATTGCATCATTTTTTGACATCAGTGCATTTTACTATACAAAGTAGAACTCCATATTAGGGAAAGTCCTAATAAAAGTTTTACATTAATTATTGACGAGTGTTTAGAGCCCTATACAATGTGACCATTCCCTAGCAATTTCGCATAAGGGTCTAATTGGAGAAATCATGGCACATTTAATCGAAAATAACGCACAGACAGGCAAGGCAGAAATTGCATACGCCAACAAGACACCTTGGCATGGTCTTGGTCAACAGCTCACCCAAGATGCACCCATTGATGTGTGGCGCAAAGAGGCTGGACTTGACTGGGAGGCGCAAGTTTCTCCCGTCATGTTTTGGCCTGAAGGTCTTGCCGCACCACAACAGGTGGAAAACAAGAATGTAATTTTCCGCAATGACACCAAGACCCCACTCGGTGTAGTTTCAGACCGATACAAAGTTCACCAACCAGCAGATGTTTTGGACTTTTTTAACACCCTTGTGCAATCGGCTGGTTTTACTCTTGAGGTTGCAGGAGCAATCAAAGGCGGCAAGCGTATCTGGGCATTGGCAAATGTGAATAAAGAATCGGTGGTTCTGAATGATGATGCTGTGAAAGGCTATTTGCTTCTCAGCACCTCTTTTGATGGTTCGGCTGCAACGATTGGTCAATTCACAAGTATTCGAGTTGTATGCAATAACACCCTCTCTGCGGCTGATACTGAAGATGCACCAAGTCGGGTGATGTTGACCCATGGCACAGACTTTGATGCAAGCCTGATGCGTGACCGCCTCGGCATCATTGTTGGTGGCTTTGATGGAATGATGGACAAATACAGATCACTTGCCAGAATGGGCGTTTCAGGTGGATACGCAAAGGGTTTTGTTAGTAAATTATTCCCTGCGATCTTTGACCCTCAGACTGAAAAGTACAAAGAGTCTAGGGGTTACAAGAGGGTTCTTGAACTCTTTGATGGTGCAGGGATTGGTGCATCAGAACAAGGGGTTTACGGCACACGATGGGGCTTGCTAAATGCGGTGACTCAATACATTGACCATGAGCGTGGACACAATGTAGATACACGCATGAACAATGCTTGGTTTGGCAATGGCAACCGACTGAAGTCAGAAGCAGAATCACTTTTATTGGCTTGATACAGATGGGGCTTCGGCCTCATCGTATTAGGGAAAGTCCTAATAAAAACTGATAAAAAACTCTTGATAACTGTTAAGAACCCTATACAATGCACACATGCCCTGAACTTCTTGGGGTCTATTTAGGAGAAATCAAAATGTTCAAACAATTCAAAATCACCGAAATTTATTTGAAATTAGAGTATTTCAACCATGTGCTTAATTGCACAATCCCTGCCGCTTGGATTGCTGTTTTCAACAATGGTTATGAAGTTGCCATTTGCCGCGAATGGGAAGCATCGACACCAGAGGATGCACAGGCCTATTACGAAATGCATCATGTTGACTACGCATAAGGCAACCAAAATGATTGATACCAAACTCCAGTATTACTTTGATGATGTTGTCTCTTACGACAATGGCGAAACAGTTGAAAACGTCAAGGTTGGTTATGACTACTACCCTGAGGAAATCAACTATCCCCACGATCATGACTATGCGGAAATGTTTGATGTGTTTGTCTTTGATGTTCAAGGCAAGCACATTACTTACGATATTCCTAATGACGAATACAAACGCTTGATGCAAGAAGTCAAATCAAACTTTGCTCAAATTCAGAAAGATCGCAATGAAATCTAAGATCATCACAACTTTGATTGAATGGACTCTTGCCATTGTTATTTTTGGCGGCTGGGGTGTTCTTTTGGCTTGGAGAGGCTAACCATGATCGACCAACTTAAAAATCATTTCCGTTTGCCATCACCAAAAGAATTGGCGGCTAAAGAGCTTGAAATGGCACAGCGAAAGCTATTGGAGGCTCTCAGCGCACAAGAATATGCAAAGCGCATGGGTGAGTACCACCAAGACCGAATCAAACGTCTGACAGCTTATTTAAAGGACGAGTCATGAATGCTGATTACATCATCAATCAAATTGCACAAAATGCCGCCTCAATTTACGAGGGGCAAGACCCACGAGATCGCTTGGCTTATCAGGTAGGAATGCTTCAAGGCAAGATTCGCAGTCTTTGCTACTTAATCAACATCGCATCAGATGAACTTAAACAAATTCAAATCGAACTTTCAAAGGAACAGGAATGAAAAATCTCGCAACAGCATTGGTCAAAGCACAACAGGCTTTTGGTCCAGCTCTTAAATCCTCAACAAACCCACATTTCAAATCACGCTATGCAGACTTGGCGGCTTGCGTTGAGGCAGTCGTTGATTCTCTGAATAACAATGGCATTGCCCTGATTCAACAGAACCAACCATCGCCAGATGGTGTGATTGTTGAAACCATCTTTTTGCACGAATCTGGCGAATCCCTTAATTGTGGGCAACTATTTGTTCCAGCAAATAAACACGATGCCCAAGGTTTTGGCTCGGCTTTGACTTATGCCCGTAGATATTCCCTGATGGCGGCTTGCGGCATAGCACCAGAAGATGATGATGGCAACACTGCCAGCCGTAGACCTCAAGTCAATGAAAGCGCCCTCGTAGATCACTTGGCGGCTATCGAGGCATCTACCGATCAAGACAGCTTGAAAAACGCCTACAAAGCCGCCTATGCCGCTTGCAATGGTGATTCTGAATGGCAAAAGAAAGTGATTGCAGCCAAAGACAAAGTAAAGGCCAAATTATGAAAACAGACGAAGATGATGAATTCGACCGCATTGCCCATGAAGCGGAAATCAGAAATGGTCAGCCATATCACTACGATGTATATGTCTCACCTTCACAGCGCAATCAGGTGCTTGAGGAAGTAGCCAATAAATTAGCCGTTTTGCCTTATGGCATGACATCTGCAATTTTTGCCGATTTTGTAAGGAATATGAAAAATGATTGAAATGATGGAGCAAGGCACAGAAGAATGGTTCACCATTCGCATTGGCAAAGTCACCGCTTCCCGTGTGGCAGATGTGATTGCCAAGACAAAGACAGGCTATTCAGCAACCCGTGACAACTACATGGCCCAGCTGGTGTGTGAACGCCTGACGGGTCAAAAGGGTGAGAGTTTCACCAATGCTGCCATGCAACACGGCACAGATACAGAACCCCTTGCCAGAGCCGCTTATGAGGCTCTTAAAGACGTTTTGGTTGATGAAGTGGGGTTTGTACCCCATCCCTCAATCATCATGGCTGGTGCTTCTCCTGATGGCTTGGTGGGTGAGGATGGCCTCCTAGAGATCAAATGCCCCAACACAGCCACGCACATTGAGACTTTGCTTAGTCAATCAGTGCCAGGCAAATACTTTACGCAGATGCAATTTCAACTTAGTTGCACAGGGCGGCAGTGGTGTGATTTTGTCAGCTTTGACAATCGGCTACCAGAAGAACTTCAATTGTTTGTGAAACGAGTCCCACGGGATAACGAATTCATCAAGCAAATGGAAGATGAAGTGGTCAAATTCTTGAATGAACTTGACATCAAAATTGCTCAACTTATGGATTTAAAAAATGTCTAAAAAACTCTATGAAATCACCATCGTGTCAGGTAAGTACACAAACAAAGATGGTCAAGAAAAATCACGCTACCAAACCATCGGCTCGGTTATTGAGACCAAGAACGGGCCAATGCTCAAGTTGGACAGCATCCCACTTCCTGATGGTGGTTGGAATGGCTGGGCATATCTGAACACTCCCAAGCCTAAAGAGGATTACAAGGGCTTGCCAAAAGACGAGGAAGATATCCCATTTTAAGTAACAGGGGCATTGCCCTTAACAAGGATAAATCATGGACTATAAAGACGCATTTAAGAAAATTTTCGCCATGCCCGAATTCCCAAGAGTCAGGGCAAATGATCCTCTAACATCGTTTCAGGCAGCAGATTCCATCAAAGAAGCCGCCACCCAACACCACCAAACAATCTTAGAGTGCCTCCAAACACACGGGCCACTAGGCAAAGATGGCATCTCAGCCTGTACCAACTTGGACAGCAATCAAGTTGCTAGGCGGCTCAACGAAATGAAAATAATGGGTTTGATTGAACTGACAGGCAACACAGTCAAATCAAACTCAGGCAGAAGCGAAAGAGAGTGGCAATGTACCCAATCGAATTAGGCGGCAATCAGCCTGTTCACAGATTACGAACTTGTAATAAATGTGATGAGACAAAGCCGCCAGAGGGAGGGGTTGATATGGGGCATAAATGGATTTGTCAGTCTTGTTGGATCATGAGACTGACAGGCAAACATTTGCGCCAGAACTCAACTCAGAAATAAGGCTCGCTCGTCAATTCTGCGCTTTTGCAAGCCTTTGAGAACTTTGCCGCCAGCCATGCAGTACTTTAGAAGTTCCTCGGCAGCACCCTCCATGTCACCCCTAAGTACCTTTTGGCGCAGGGTTGACCTCTGGAGAGTGCCAAGCCCTACATTGAAAGAAAATGAAACCAGTGCGTCAAACTGTCCTTGAGTAAGAGGCACAGGACAATAAGTAGCCACGCCTTTCTCAAAGCGAGCAAGGTCTGCCCTAAGTATTGCATCGACTTCCTCCATTGAGTGTTTACGCATGGCCTCTGGCGGTGGCACAAAGGTATCGCGCTGGTCTATCTTGAGCTTACCCTGCTCTGGGAACATCACATGACCCACTCCGACAGTCCACAGCTTTGCCGGACATTTATAGGGATTTTGCCTCACGCCCTCGTGATGCATCACCATCTTGATAGCTTTAGGGCTAATGTTCATTTGCCAAAAGCCCGACCACCAAAGTGGAAAGCAATGATTGAGGCAAACAGGGCTTGGGTGTCAGAATCCCACAGCATCTCAGCCAACTCGGTAAATGGAACACCACGATTCCAACCATAGGCAAACAGGCCAATGTCAATAAACAGCAACAGGAAAAAGAAGCCGTAAGTAATGACAGGGCGCACACTTGCTCTAAGGTTTTTCATCCATGTGGATGTTCCCTCATTCAAACTTGTGTCGTGAGCATAAAGGGCTTGCATTTCAGCCTGTTGTGCGCCAATCAAAACCTGAGTAGTGTTGGCTGCACTCTCAGTAGCCAGTTGCTCTGACTTGATGTGTTCAATTCTTTCCTGTGCTTCAAACCCCGCTTTACGCAGTTCTAACTCACGGGTGATCTGCATCTGGGCAAGGTTTAACTCATGCTTTTTATCTGCTCGATCTTGAAAAAAATCAAGAATCTTAGGCAAGCCGCCCATCAGGAATGAGATTAGGGTTGAAAGTAGTGTCAGCATAGTGATCCTTTACTGTTTGCTTTTACTCAATATATTACTTGCTATTTGCAACATACTAATTGCCTTGTCCAAGTCCTTGGGTTCTTTGTCCCACCCAACAGTGATTTGCCCAACGAACCGCCCCTGCTCTGGCGGCACACTCACACGGCATCCAAAAGTAACTCCCTTTTCAATGTACCAAAGGCCGATCTCACTTTGGGCCACAGTGTATTCGCTGCAAGGAATCTCATTAGCCATCAGTGCAATCACATCACGATTATTGGCTGAACTCTGCGTGAATAAACCAACATCTAAGCCATCATGCGTTTTGTCTCTGCCCTCACGGGTATAGGCACGAAACAAAACCCTTGTGCCAAATAAAGGGTTTACTTTGAAAATGGCAATGACTGTTGCATCAGTGTTTTTAAACAAATGCGCTGCAACATCTTCTGCTCTTTCCTCTGCAATAGTTGGGAGTTTCTTGTTTTCTTTGTAGGCATCAAATAAAAACGATTGGTTTTGCCAAACAAAGTACCCAGCGAACGCAAACACCGCCATCAATATCAGTGCAAACAGCTTGAATGGGCTATCCACATAAGACAGCACCTTGCTTAATACGTCTGATGGCTTCTCATCACTCATAAACCAATCATTCCAAGTAATTTGTTCACGATCTTGTCTGACAAGTCGTCAGGCAAAAACTTGAGAAATCCAAGCACCCACCAAGCAATGCAAAGCCTGACAAAGACTTTAAGGAATAGATCAAATTGCTTTTGGTACTCATTCACCGACCACACCTTGTCTTGGCACAGAAATCTTGTATCTCAGCAATGCCCCAACCAACTGCACCAAGAAGCATCACGATCACGACAACACCAACCGCCCATGCCATGTATTCTTCTTCTTCTTCTTTTCTTTTCTTTTCTTCTGCTTTGGCTTGTCTTGCTAAGTGGGCATCTTCAATGTCCATCTGCTGTTGACGTTCTTTGATCTTCTGCCATACGTCTGCACGGCCTGTAGCTTGGAATAACAGCATCAATTCGGCCTCAAAACGCTTTGCCTCATCTAAGGCCATCTCGATCTGTAGCGCAGTGCCTAAGTTTGATTTGTTGCCAGATCGTTTTGCCTCAACCATCGCCCTCGTAGCGGTGCTCTTGGCATCAAACATCTTGGCGATAGACGGGGCTAAACCAGCTAGATCATTTGCGACCTTACTGGCTTTTTTGACTACGCTGATTGCACTTTGTAATCCTGCAAGCGCTGTTATGGGGTCAATCATTTCCGTACAACCTTTACCCATTCAAGGCAAACAACCTTGCGGTTGAAAACATCACCTGTCCACGCCCACCTTACACAACGGTACTCGACTTTTTCTGAAGTTCCTGCTAACAGAAACAATGGCAAAAGAAGCCAAAGCATCCATTGCTCACAAGCCTATGATTTTTTTAACCAACTCGCCAGCAAAGCCTGGCCCGAGCAACACAGCCGCAATCACCACATAAAGCAAATACTCAATGCGGGTCATGCGCTGTGAACCTGATTCAAACGACTTCTCAATGGCGGTGTACCTCTCAGCACAAACCGCCTCATGAACCGCCAGCCGTGTCTCGGTATCCTCAAGCATCAGATACCCTCGCCCTGCACGATATAGACCGTAGAGGAGGCAGAGGCCAAGCCACTAAAGAATGACTCACGCTGAAAGCGCAATACCTCAACAGCACCAGGCACTAGCACGATGGCAGCCGAGGGTGTACCAGCAACAGGAGCAACAGCATTTGCCGTAGCAATTGCAGCCGTACTACCAACACCCAAAAACACCGTATTGGCGCTTGAATTGATGATGCGATACTGGCCTGTGCCTTGACCATCAAAGCGTGAATCAACCAGCGCCTGAACACCAGTAGAAGCAGAAGCCGCAGCAGGGATAACAACTGTTTGACCAAGTGGGGCAAATGCGATTTGTGAATTACTTGCCATGTCAGACTCCTTGTGCAGCAATGGCTGCTTGGTAAGCCGAAATCACTTCAGCCGTGTGAATAGATGCGGCAATAGCTTTTACTTTAGCATCTTCAGCACTGTAGTCAGCACCAGGCACAACAATGTGTCGGTGAAACTTGCTACTGATTTCAATGCCATCTTCTTTGATCGCGGTTTTAGTGCGAACCTGAATACAACCATTTGCAAGAACTTCAATTAGATCGACTGAGATAACTTTTTCTAGCATGATATTTCCTTGTTTCCAACCTGACCATCCAGTCAAGCATTAAGATTTCCAGTTGTCCGAACTGGTACGGGTTATTTTTAAATATTTAAACTTGGTACGACACTTCAGCGTATACATCAAAACCGTTTCCGATAACAGCTACTGTTTGATTTGTTGCCGTAGTCAAACTTGAATTTCTGCTAAAGAATTTTATGGTTGTGTCATTTTGAGCATAAACACCAATTGAAAGTGCTGCAGTTGCCAAGTTATTTACGTAACAAGCAACGCCGCCCACAATAACTGGTTGATTTGAGCTTGGCGTAAAAGGGATTCCAGAAATTGTTGTTGTGCTTCCAGTTCCCAAAACACTGATTGTCATAAAAAAACGAAGTTTTACAAGATTGCCAACTTTGGTGTAATACCCTGTTTGTGCTGTGTATGTGGCATTGCCGCCAACACTAGGTGTCCAAGTACCTTCTTCATAGTCAGCTAATAACTCGCTTGTGCCTGCGCCAGAAGTTGCAGAAAAGTCAATACCTTTGCCGTTTGACACAACAAGGTTGCCAGTGGAAAGGGTGACATCGCCCACCAAGGTCGGTGTGGTTGCCAGCACATTGCTGCCAGTGCCAGTATTGGTGACGCTGACGATCTCTTTGCTTGAGTTCAGTGCCAGCGCAGTGGATGCGGTCAAGCCAGACAGGGTGCTTGTGCCTGAGACGGACAAGTTCACGCCATTGAGATCAGCGCCACCCTCGACTCGTTGCCAGACAGAACCGTTAAAGGTTGCTAGATCGCCTACGCCCCAATTACTGATGCCGTTTAGGTTGGTTGAGCCTGCTGTGCCAACAACGTAGTAGTCGCCCTTTGTACCCACGCTAGAGGCCAGCGCAGGACTGTTGGCATTGGCATCCCATGTGCCTTTGAAGTTTAACGCACCGATAGCGTTCGTGATGGATGAAACTGTTTTTAGCATGATTGCACCTTTGGTCGTTTAGCAGTCGTGTGCTTCGGAAAACTTAGGCAAAGTTTTTAAGTGCTCATAAGCTTGAGCAATAAAGTTCTTTGCATTTTCATCAACAGATGGATTGAACCCAAATGCTTCTTCTTGATAAACAAAATTTTTATCTTCGTTCATCACAACAACTTTAAAATTTATTGTTGCTTTGTCGCCAAAAATTTGTGTTACTTTGCAATAACAATTTGTTAAATTTGAAATTTGACCAAAGTTATTTATAAGATCAATGTTTATTTTAAGTGCCATGATTTTTCCTTTGTTAACCGTATGAAGTCCAAGGCCCACGAATTTCTAAATTCATTTGGTTTGTTGATGCATTAGCAGTTGATGGTGTCCAGTCAACCAATAAATTTGAGCCACTTGCATTAAAAGATATGACACAAGCAGCCCCTGCGGTTTGTTGTGTTCCTTGCGTAATAGTCAATGTTCCAGCATTGTTTATTACGACACAATCACGATAAAGTGAAAATGGGCCATCACCAACTTGAGTTCCATTTGCATGGGCCGATAATCTTAATCCTGTTCCATTTGGAATAGGAATTATAAAAACTGGCACAGTGGCAATTGATGTTGTAATTATTGGCTTTTGAAGAAAAGCGTGTTGTTGCCAATTGTGGTCAATAATGTCCACGCCAGTATTTAAGCGTTTCCATAATCGGTATCCATCTTGTGTTCCTCCACCTACGTTTACTGGATACAAAAACTCACTAACAAAATTAGCTATATTTTTATTTCCCGCAAACATAAGTTGGGCGGGCACGCCTACTGTTAGATCAGCGTTCCATTCAAACGCACCACCATAAGAACGCACAGAAGCCATGTAGCCGTTAACTCTAACTGCACCGCTAAATCCCGCCCAAATAGTTCCCATCTCTCTAACTTCAGCACCACCGCCAATATTGATGCCAGGAGAACCCGCGCCTTCAATATCACAGCCAAGCATAAGGCCGTAACATCCCACGCCATAAAAATTAAACCCAATGCCAGTTGACCAGCCTTCTGCTGTTGAGTTAATAAATACAACTTGGCTAGATGCTATTTCGTATTGATAACCTCGAATGGTGTTACAAACTGTGGTGGTAGTACCATCATTAATGCCAACGCCATAAAATAAAATTGTCCCATCAGCTACTTCAATTTGCTCAAGATAGTTGTGCTGTGCGCCCCAAGCATTTGCAGGACTAGGTGGGCCAAACGCATCGGAATTTGTATCAATGGCAATTGCGTAACCTTTAGCAAGCGTTAAACCTCTAACAGTTACGTTACGCAAAGTGCATTTCCACGCACCATTTAAATATATTCCTCGGCCTGTTGGGTAAACTCCAGTTGCATTTGTGCAATCAATGTCTAAATCAAGAATTTGTGCGTCTAACAAATTTTCGCCATAAATAGCCGCACCCGCGCCAGTGTAAATAATAGATGTGCCACGTGGAGTGTTTCCCGCATAACGAGTAACATCTCCGCTTAGAATAATATTTTGAGAAATATTAAGACTCGTAGTTCCTATATTATATTCACCAGTAGGAAACCAAATTTGGCCCCCACCATTTGCGGCAACTGAGTCAATTGCTGCCTGAATAGCCGCTGCGTCATTAGCAACACCGTTACCCACAGCACCAAAATCTTTGACGCTGACATATTGCGCCAATTTAGCTTCAACATTGGTCTGCACAGCACTTGTGAAAGGCGGATCGTAAACGACATTCTCAGCATTCATACTCACCACAACATCGCTATATCGCTCAGTCGCTGCTGGTGCGCTGTACACCACACTGCCGTTCTTATTCTGTACTTGGATACTGTAATCACTATTAACGTAAATACGTGCTGGCGTTCCCTGATAAACAGGATAGCCTCCACTTGTGCGAATCGGCTGTACAGCAGTGATGGTCAGCGCAGAGTCCCAATAAGCAACAATCGGGTTTGTGATTGGGTTTAGATTGACAGTGCCAATCCAGATGTAACCATCCTCAAGCGGCTGTCCACCAGCATCCGCAAACGCTGGATATGGTGGTTGAACTGATAGTGCTGACATTTATTGATTCTCCTGTGAGAGTTGACGCTCAGTTTGGATTGCAGATTGCAAAAATTGAATCCGAGCATCAAGTTCTTTAGGCAATTTAATTTGATCTGCAAATTTCTGAAATGATTGTGACATAGCTGTTCGTCTAATACTAGCCGCACTTGGTGTTCCCTTTGTGGCAGCTTCGATTGCAAGTTTCTGGAAACTCTCATCAGCAAACAATTTTCCTGCCGCTTTGAGAGAATCTTTATTACCTTGAGTCATTGCTCCAGTGATTATCGATGTGGCTGCAGCCGCAATAGGCCCACCCATTGCCGCAGCCCCCGTCAATGCACCTTTTGAAAGTGTGCTTTCCATGATTTTGCCAATCAGACTTTCGGCCTGCATCCCTTGTAACAATGCTTGGTTTGCTTTTCCTGTTGTCAAAACATTTGCTCTGGCTTCAGTAACTCTTTTGGAAACTTCATATAGATCACGCAAAACGTCTGCTGAGTCTTTTCCAAGTGTGTCTACGATGGTTTTGTAAACTGGTGGATTAGCTCTCAACTTTGGATATATATCAGCAAACTCAGAGAATCCAAAACCACCCTTTTCAGCGCCTCTTGCAGAACGTGTAACAGATGCCAGTGCAGTAGCAATAGTCTCTTTGCGTAAGTCTTCTGGAACAGTCTTTAGCAGACGATTGAACTCGCCTGCATCGCCTTTTGCCGCACCAGTGATGGCGGTACGCATCTTATTGGCAACGCTACCCTCAATGTCTTGACCAAATGCATTTACAATGCGATTGCCTAATGCACGTTCTTTTGCATATAAAAGGTTGGCCGCACGTAATTGCTGGCGCAACTGCTCGCCACCAATATTACCCACGTTTGTTAGTTGATCGTCAGAGAGTGCCGCATACAAACGCTTGAGGTCTGCCTCGGCCATGCTGCCGTAGGGTGATTCCATCTTGTTGATAGCTTTACCAATCAAGGATTTTTCACGTTTGAGTAGGCCATATGTAACGTTTCCTCGCTCAATCATGTTTGCCAGTTTGCGCTCGGCTGAGGACATTCCTTCTTCAGTAACTCTTGCTTTGACATCATCAAGTGTTGCTTTGAGTTTTGGCAAGTTAACTATTGATGTTTCTGGAACTACTGCGTCAACTGCATCGTAAACTTTACCCGCTTGGGTATTGAGGTCTAAGCGTGTTTTTGTCAGCGAGTCCTTGATTTTTTGCGATACTACGCCTGGTGCGACTGTACCTTCAACAAATGTGGCATCAAATTGTTTTATCACATCATCGGCTTTATCTACAGCTTGAGTTACTGTATTGCGCCATGCGGCTTCAGGTTCACCACCAGCAACAGAACGTGTTAGACCAGCCGCTGCTCGGACTTGTGGGTTATCGCTGAATACATCGGCAGGCAATTGGATGCCAAGTCGATCAGCCGCTTCTTTTGCCGCCAAATTAACTTGTGCAAGATCAGCTAATCGGTCACGTGCGCCTGCCGAACCAAACCCTGTGCCTGCGGCTTTTTTAACCAAGTTTCCAACTTCTTCCTCAGTCACTGCCGCCACGATTGGCGCAACTGGCGGTGCTGCTGGAACGACTGGAATCTCTGGGGCTACTGGTGCAATTTCTGGCATTACTGCGGCTGCTGGAGGTGCTTCTGGGGCTATTGCTGTACCCATTGGAGCACCTGCTGTACCAGTTGCTGGTGCTGGTGCTGGTGCTTTGCCTGTAACACGCTGAACGCCTTTTTTAACCGCTTGGGCTACTGGAGGCACTACACGCTGAATGATTTGTCCTGCTGGGCCAGTAACACCAGCCATAGCCACTTCGCCTTTATCGAATTGTCCACCAGTTGCGGCTTGTGTTCCCTCAATTGCTGTCTGTGTTAATGCAGATTTACCAGCCGCACCTAAGATGGTTGTCGCTCTACCTGCTGGGGTAAATGCCAATAAGCCACCAACTGCACGAGGTATATCTCCAACAGTAAAGCCAGGCGGTATTGCATATTCTTTTTGGTCAACACTTGAACGCAGAATGAAGTTTCCTTTTTCATCCTGTCGCACACCAAGTTGTGGAAAATTGGATTGCAAAATCTGCACAGTCTCTTTTGGGTTTGATACCAAACTACCCAATGCAGATTTAAACGATGCAAGACTCATTTGATTAAGTTCTGGCATAGTTGTCCACTCAGGCAATGCTTGTGTCTCTGGTGTTGTTCTAGCACGCCCTGTAATTGATTCAGCCAGCGATGCCAAGAATCCAGTGGATTGTGCAGTTGGTGTTGTTTCTGCTGCTGTAGCTGGTGCGGTTACTGGCGCTACGGCTGGCTGTTGACCAGCACGTATAGCTGCTACACGGGCTTTAAGTTGTGGCGAGTCTGGTGGAACATCATCAGGGATGTTATCTACTGTGATGCCATCTTTTGTGGTTATCGAGTAGGCCATATTAGTAATCCACAGTCACGTTGCGGGTTGCACCAAATACGTTTTCAGGATTCAGTTTGTAGTTCTTCACCACAATATTTAAGTCCTTTTTTTCTTGTTCAGCTTTTTTCTGTGCTGAGTCCAGATATTGCTTGGCTAAATTGACATATTCTTGGCGTTGCTTTGAATCCAAAGTAAAAAGTTGACCGCTTTGCAATTTTTGTGATGTGTTAAGCAATCTTTCGTAAAGACCAGCAGTATCCCTTGCAGTTGCAAATTCTGTCTCACGTACCACAGAGCCAGGGTCAAGCATTTTCATAAACCCAGTAATCAGAGCAATATCGCCTGGGCCTGTCTTTGCATCTGCCGAAGATTTGATATTGCTGTAAGTGCCTTGCAGTTCACCATATACTTTGCTACGGCCTTGCCATTCTTTGCGTATTTTTTCTTCCTGTGTGAACTTCTTTTCAGGGTCAACACCACCAGTAGCTTCAAGTGCGGAAAGTTCTAGTGCAGCCTTCTTTGTTTCTACGCCAAGTTTTTTGGTCTGCGCTAATGCTGAACCAGTTTGTGCATTTGTCAAACCAAGGTCAGCGGCTTTCTTTTTAAGGTCTGCAAGTGTGATCTGCTCTGCATACTTTTCCTTAACCTTTGCTTCATTTGCTTGTGCAAGTTCAAGGTCTCGCTTAATTATCAATCTTTCAGCTTCAATTGGTTCGTTTTGCAATTTGATACGCAAGTCTGCAACTTTAGTTTGAGCCTCAGTTACTGCTTGCTCTGCTTTAGCTTCAGCTTCTTTTAATGCGCTTGGCTGGAGGGCTTCTGCTCTTTGTGTCGACAATGCCTTGTCAGCATTATCGAGAAAATCTTTACCGCCAGGCAATCCAGCAATAGTCAACGCAATCGTTGTCTGCGCTCCTGTTGGGTTGAGCCTAATAAGATTTGAAAGGTCGTCATAACCCTGCGCCTCTTTTTCTCTACCAGCATTTCTAAGTGCTAGGGCTTGTTCTTTAAGTTGCATTTCAGCAACTGGCAAATTTCCAGATTTGATGGCTGTGTAAACCTGAGTGCCTTGTCTTAAGGTATTTTGTTGCTGTTCTTTTGTTTGAGCCTCAAAACCTGACAATACTGTTGCCGCTTGATCTTTAGGCAAAAATGCAGTAACCCGTGCATAATCTGTTGCTGTTGCGTTAGGGTTTTTGAATAAATTTGCAAGTTCAGTTTGGGCTGTTTGCGCTCTCTCTCTAGCTTGCTGTGCTGCTTGAATTTCAGCAACACCAGCACCAAGTTTAAAACCTCCAAGTGCCGCCTCAAATGGACTTTGCACATCAATTGCATAGTTAATAGGTGCTTGGAATGGATTTATGGTTGCCATGTTTTATCCCTTTAAAACTTAAAGCCTGTGCCAGCTTTACCGCCTGCGGCATACTGGAAACCTAGCATTTGTGCAGGCAAATTAAAGAGTTGACCGTAAGCCTTGGCTTGTCCAAGTTCACCACCAGCTTGTGCAGCACCCTGTTGAGCTAACAAGTTTGAAATATTCGTTCCTGTTTGAATACCTTGTGCGCCAACACCAGCCGCAGATGCTTGACCAATTTTTAGTAAATTAGCCTCTGTTTCACGACCAATATCTGAGAAACCACCAAGTTTTCCGTATTGGCGTTCAATTTCCTGTTCCAACATTTGTGGTCTAAATTGAGCCAATGCCGCTTGGATATTGCCACCACGCAATCCACCTGTGGCAGATGCACGTTGCAATAATGCTTCTTCACCAGACCGCACTCTGGCTTGGAAACCAGCGCCCTGTTCAATTTCGGCAATTGCTGCTGCCTGTCTCTCAGGGCCAAGAACACCCGCCAATGCTTGCTGTTGTTCAAATGCTTTTGGCCCTGCTTCACCATATGCTTGAAAACGAGCCATTGCTGGCACACCAACCTCTACATAGGGTTTCAATATCGCCTGTAAAGCATCAAACTGTCTGCGTTGTTCTTCAATGCCTGCTTGAGCTGCACCAGACTGAATGTCTGCGGCCTCGCCAGCGGCTTTGGCTTGCATTGAACTGCCAATGAGTTGGCTTCCACCAACGACTAGGGCTGTTATTGGATCAGGCATCGCCAAACTCCTTCATGTAATCTTCAAAAGTCTCGCCATACAAAGCCATCACATGATGACCATATTTTGTGGCATATTCAGCCCCATGCACTAGCGAAACGGTCATTAAAATCAAATCGTAATATCCGGCTCGCCAAACGAACGATTTGGCATCTGCCTGTTTATTTCGCTCTGCCGTGTCCGATGCTTGCCACTTGAGAATCATTGTCGCCAACAAAGGCGTTAAATGAGCGCTATTTGCGATAAAAAATGTGTTCTGGTGCATACCCACCAAGGTGTTCCAAATGGTCGCATTGAGGTCTTCTCGTGCCACTTGATCGCCATCTGCTACATCATCAAAGACTTGGATTGCGTCAAAGACCATCATCAGCCAATCAATGGCTGGTTGAGGTAGCATAAAAACCTTGGTCAGGTTTTCTCGCAGTCCATCGGTCATCCAAAACTCCTAATTAGGGCAGGCCGCTGGATGCCAGAACTCAGCGGCTTGATTTTCGCACAAATTCCGAAAAGGTCAATCCTCTTCTTCTTCATCTTCCCAAGCCTGACAAACCCGCATATCGTTACAGATAAAGTTCAGCTTTTCGCAGTGACCCCTGAAGCCTGCTCCCTTGTCATAAGCCGCCATTGGGATGCGCTCAATTCTGACTTGCGTCATAAAACTGTTGTCGTAATACTCGCAGTTCGAGCAATGCTTGCGTCTTGCGTCTTTTTCATCGCATTGCATCGCTTCTGCCAAACCAGCATAAAACTCCTTATTTGCGCCAGCTTCATTGGTGGGCATTTCAGGGCCATAATTCCAATCAGCAACCGCAACGGCATAGTTCTTTTTATTCTCTGCGTTGCTCAAAAATTCTTCTTCCATCGGCAAGCCATTAAAGCCCCGTGGAATAACCATAAATTCTTTCATTTTTAGCTCCTTATGAAATTTCTCGGCCTGATGCTCGGATGGTGAGGGATGTTGCCGCCCCTGCGATTGTGGAAATAAACCCGCCAACGTCTAATGCCTGACCCACCAATTCAGGGCAAGTATAGGTCTCATCTGGCACGATGGTACGTGTGTCAATAATCAGATTTGATACACCTGCCGTGCCGCCAGTTGTCACCAAGTTGCAACTAAAAGTTACATTGTTGGCACTGGTATTGGTCACCGTGAACTTGTCAATAATTGCCTTGACATTTGTTGCGGTGTATTGGGTAGTCTGTGCATTTTCTGCCTGTTTTGCAGGGATTAGCACTTTTACTGTAACTGTCATTGGACACCTCCGATATTGTTGTTGACTGTAAGAATTATGGACGGAATACCTGGGTGCGGTGCAGCCGCAGGAAATGCTGTTACCTCAACACTTAGGTCGCTGACCGAGAACATCAGCTCAACATAATCATTTGCTTTAAGGTCAAAAAAGTAATTCAACGATGAAAAAATCTCAGCATTATTACCTTGAATCCTGATCTGACTTGCGCTGTCTGGCACATCCACACCGTTGAGCCTAAACCAAAAATAAAATTCTGCCGTGCCGCCTGCTGTCTTATCCAACTGGAACGAGGTATCAAAGTTGTAGATTCCCTCGCTGTCCACAATGATGCGTGAGGTTGGAGTTCCAAGATAAACGCCATTGCTTAAGTCCGTGCTGTTAAACGTGATGGCCTTGGCTGTGTTGATTGTGGTCGCTGTCTGGGTGGTGGTGTCGTAAAACGACCCATATCTTGCTCGTTTGAACTCTCGTGGCGGAGGGGTCATCTGCAAACCCTCAACAGATTTATTGAGTTTGTCCACCAATGCCAAAGCCTGATTTGCTTTGCTTTCAGCCAATGCCACAGTCACCGCAGTTTCTTGCGCTAGCAATGCAATTCTGTCCAATGCATCCTGTGCCTTTGCGCCCAATGCGGCATTATTAACACCAGTCTCTTGCGCTAAAGCAATGATCTGCGCCAATGCTGAATTTGCACCAGCCGCTGCATTGTCTGCTTGGAACTCAAAGTCAGTCCCGACAATTACTTGCAAGGTATCAACAGTAGAAAACAACAATTCAAACTGTCTGATCTGTTGCTGATCGGTCAGGAACTCCGCAAGCTGGTCACGGGTCAAGTTAAGTCTGCGGGAGATTGGTGCGGTTGCCATCAGTACGCCAATGCTTCAATCTGTGCCTCTAAGCGCACATAAGACACATGAGCATCACTGTCGCCACGAAAACGCTGGATGCGCCAGTTCCTCATATGCCCCTGCTGAAACCATGCAAGACGCTTTTGGCGGTTGCCAATCGTGCCGACAGAAATAAACTTTTCCTGTGAATAAGTCTGCCCATCTAATGAGTAGCTGGTGCTAATTTTTGGGTTTTTGCCTAATGCAATGCTACCTGTCAGGCTGACAAGTTCCATTTCGTTAAATATTGCCCCATTGCTCTCGTTGTAGACAATCAATGTGCCAAACTCCCAACGCACCTGTTGCCCCCAATGATGGCCTGTGTCCTGCACCAAGTAACCGATATTGGTGGATTGCGGATCGCCCACCATCCACTTGTCGTACACCCAAACCATGTTTCTGGCTCGGTATTGTGCAAACCCAGCAAGGGTTGTGGTCAGGGTAAACCAAACAGGAGTCTGTAAAGCCTCGGATGCTGATGCGTCATAAACTATGGTTCGGTCAGGCAAATGCACATAAAGATGTTCGTGGTTCTTGTCGTTTCTGGCCTCTAACTTGACCAAGGCCAATTGCGCCTCGGTGTATTCAAGAAGCAGATTGTCAATTTCCTGAGTGCTGATCTTTTGAGTAGTTGCCGCAGCACCCACGTAGATGCTTGGTGCTTCATTCCTTGCGCTACCTAAAAACGCAATGCGGTCAATAAAGACACAGCAAGCAAATGTCCCAACAACACCCTTTTGGATTTGTGCGCCATCAATTCTTGCAAATGGGAACAACTCACCGCCTATGTTATCGAATACCTCAATCGTGTTGCGGTTCAGGGCAAAGATTTCATTTCGTAATTTTAAAAGTGCAACCACAGGGTCTGGGTCAACTTCTGAACTACCATATTTCAGCGGATTGACTTGAGTTGGGTCTGAAAGTTCTGTGACGATCAAGAACTCGCCATCTGTGGTCATAAAGTAACCATCCACCCACACCACATCAAGCACCACACCCAAGTCAGGGTCAGTCACTTGCGTCAATGTTGTGCCATTCCAGTAATACAAACGCCCACCGGAGGCAATCGCAAGTAAATCAAAGCTGTAATCAAATGTCACAAGTTGATCTACTGGCCCACCAACATCGCCAAGCACGGTCACTGTGCCTGCGCTGTCAATCTCAACCAACTTTGTACCCATGACTCGATACAGGTTGCCTTGCCAGTTGATGCCGCCACGGTCAATGCCTGGCCCTGTGCCGTTTGCCACAATCCCATCGCCTGGTCGCAGAAACCCATTACTGATGCCTGATTGCTTTGGCACAGGCACAAGATTCACTGGGTATGCTGTACGCAGTTCAGGGGTGCTGTCAGTAAAAATGCCGTTCAGGATAGGTATCTGCATCACTTAGCCTTATTGCGTTCAGAGATGCGTTTTGCCTTGGCTTTGGCATCTGCTTTTGATGATGCGCCCCAAGCCCTTAGACTTAACAGCAATCGAGTGGGTTCACCATCTTTGTATTCAGGGCCAGCATTGCCGCCCATACGAGCCAAGAACGATGCTCTTCTAGGATTGTCACCAGACTTGACAGGTGGCTTCAGATTCATGCCCTCGGCCTTTGCCGCAGCCCTTCCCTTGGCGTTCAAGCCGCCTTTAGGGTTCTGGCCTTCTTTTCGTGCATAGGCTGGAGTTTTCATCTGAACCCCTTGATCTTTTCAGCAATCTTTTTAGGCTGCTTGGCAAACTGCTTTCCTGCCTTTGTAGCCTCACGCTTTGCCCGTGTGGTTGCCGCATACTCAGCCGCACTCAAGGCTTTAATAGCCTTCTCAGGCAGATACCTCTCGCCTGTTTCAGACGATGGTTTTCCAGACTTGGTGCGCCAGTTTTGGCTTGACCAATCTTTGAGGCTTTTTTGTGTGGCTTTCATTTATAACCGCCACCTTTTTCTTTGTACTTCTTTGCCAACAGTTGGGCTTTGCGAGCCGACCATTTACCAGCCGCAGTGCCTTGCACAGCAGAACCTTTGATTTCCTCAAAGAGCCGCTTACGCATGGTTGGCTTCGTGTAGTTGCCAGCCTCATTGACAGATGACTTAGGCTTTGTAGCCATTATGAATCCACGCCTTTGATAACTGCAAAGTTAAATATTGGCTGTTCAGTTGTTGTGCCGCCAGTGGTGCGGAATGTAATATCAAAAGAACCCAAGGTTGTCTTAGTGACCATCAAGTCATACAAATCAGTGCCAGTGTGCTGAGTGAGGATAATCGCATCGGTGGTATTGACGGTGCTATTGGTCACAGTAAAAGTTGTTGCACTTGTTGTTCCTGCCGCAGAAAATAACGTGATTTGACCAGTTATTTTGTTAATCGTCACACCTGTGGTTCGGCTTGTGCCTTGAATAACTACACCGCCTGCGCCTGTGGAATAACCCACACCAGCCGTGCCAGATGATCTAAGTGACCCTGTGACTGCTAAACTTGTTCCTGTTGCTGCACCAATTACTGGAGTCACCAATGTGGGTGTGTTGGCAAATACATTTGCGCCTGTGCCAGTTTCATCGGTTAATGCCGAGGCAAGATTTGCCGATGTAAATGAACCCAAAGATGTGGCATTGCCAACTGACGTAATAGCACCAGTCAAGTTTGCGTTTGTGGTCACATTACCTGCGGTCAATCCAGCAGCCGTGCCTGTGATATTTGTACCAACAAGTGCGGATGGTGTACCAAGTGCTGGCGTAACCAAGGTCGGGCTGGTTGCAAATACCAATGAACCTGTACCAGTTTCATCAGTCATTGCAGCCCGTAAATTAGCACTTGATGGGGTTGCCAAGAATGTCTGTATGCCAGCCGCATAAACAGTCTCAGCGTTGATCTGATACCACGAATTTGTGGGTTGATAAAACCGAATTGCTGTCGCTGTGCCAGCCGCTAAAGAAGTGACCCCGCCATAAATAGCAGTCGCACCATTCAACGCAATCGTCAATGATGTAATCTCTTGAGTGGTGGTAATCAGCACCGTAGTGCCATCAGGCACACCAGTATTCAAAGGCAAAGTAATCGTGCCAGTTGCCAGCGTTCCAGCGGGTTGCAACAGCATCCACTGATCTTGACTAACAGGAGTTGGCACAGTGATATTGAAACCAGAGCCAGGCACATACAGATTCACCGACAAAGTTGGCGATGCAAAACTTTGCTGGAAAAACGTCAACAAACTGCCGATTGATGTGCGTCTTGCATCTCCATTGTTGGGAGAATAAACGGGTAACTGGTCTCCGCTTGAAACAGTGCTGAGTACTGGTAACTGATTGATTTGTGGCATGACTGTCCTTAGTAATATTCGAGAGGCCCATCAGGGCCAGCAGTAACTGGGTTGGCTGGTGGTCTGATAAACGGATTATCGTAGACTCTCCACGGCTTATTGCCAGCACCAGCAGGCATTGTTGCCGGAAGTTGCTGTTCAAGCGGGAATGTGGCTCTTTGCAACAGAATGTCGTAACCCTGCTTGGCAGTTGTCTTGGTCTCAATCATCACTTGCTTGCCAAAACTTGGGGCAAGCCTGATGCCTAAACTGCAAATAATGGCCTCATAAGCCGAATCAGGCACGAGGGTTTCTTCATCTAGACTGCTATCTTGTGGGCTGGATGGCAAAGGGTAACCCAAGCGGATGCCCTTGGCGTTCCAGTCTGCCATCATTGCATCTAATCTACGCAAGGCAGATTCAAGCTGTTCAGGCTGTAAATCAAACACATAAGACGCAAGCCCAATTTCCTCAAAGGCTGCGCTTATGAATTGTCGTTTTGTGTAGCCCATGCTGATTCCTCAATGTGTTTCAGAAGTGTCGCATCTGACCAGCGTTTGTCAACCTTCATGCCAATGGCTTCAGCCTGCTGTAGCATTTCCTCACGGGTTGGTGGGCTGTCAATATCAGCCTCATCAACTTCAATCGGCTCAACCACATCAATCACTTCAGGCTCTTCAATAACTTGTGAACCGATGGGCGATGGGCGAATTTGCTTTATTGCTTTACGCTGTGCGGCATTGGCTTTTTTCAGCTTACGCTTTTGCAACCGCAACTCTTTCCACGGGGCAAGAGTTTTGGTCTTAACGATTGCGGCTGACTTAATCATTTTTTCATTGGTGCTTTGCTAGGCTTGCCAGCGGCTTTTGCCGACTTAGTAGCCATACCAAGTGCCATTGCAACGGCTTGCTTTTGGGGCTTGCCTGATTTCATTTCCATTTTGATATTCTTGGAAATGGTCTTGTCTGAGTAACCTTTTTTCATTGGCATTTTGTTCTCCTAAGTAAAACAGGCCAACATCTCTGCTGGCCTGTCTTGGTTTAACCACCGATGCGATAAACAACAAAAGTGTCAGCAGCAGTCTTACGGCAACGGAAACGTGCAGATGCACCAGCCGTAGCCGCAGTTGCAGCAGAACCAACGATGGTCACGTTTGTGTTGACAGTCAATGTCAAAGCAAATGCAGCCAAAGTGATGACGCTGAAGTCAAACGAATCACCGATTGCCCACTCAGTTGCCAAATCAAGGTTTGCACCTGTTGGCAATTGAATGTCACGGGCTGAAGTTGGTGTGGCAGTGATGATGCCTGTCAACACGTTGGCAGCAGTTGCCGCCATCGAGCCGCCATCAGCAATGTTGGCTGGCGCACCTTGAGGTTGCCAGTTGCCATTGTTGCTGATGTCAGGAGCAACACCCACAGAGTAGTAAGCGCCTGATGCACCAGCCTGAATAATCACGTTGGTGGCATTGGTAAATGCGCCTGAAACATAGGTAGTGTTGTCAACAGTTGTCAACAGGTCATTGGCTTCAGGAAAGTTGGGGAAACCAACTTCTTGAAACACTTGTGCTGTTGAAAAGGCTTGAACAGCGATTTTCTCGCCTGCGGGTACTGCAACGGTAGCTGTACCTTGTGCAAAAATTACTTGATAACTCATGATGACTCCTTAGGCTTGATTGAACAGCAAAATACCAGACATTTCTGGCTGTTTGTTAACCACGCCAAACAAAGTATCCAAACGGTACTTGGTCTTCATGGTATTCACATCGTATTGCTTTTGCATGACCAACTCGATGCCTTGATCTGTAGAAGCACGCATCACTGCGACACCAGCATCACCAGGCACAGCGTAACGACCAGGCAGAATTTCCAACGCATCTTTTTGCCAGAAGCAGTTGATAGGTGCGGTTGTAGTATTCAAGCGGTTGATGGTTGCTGATGCGTTAGGTGTAACGATACAGTTCTGATATTGCAACTCGGCATCAGTTCCACCTTGTGCGGAAATGATAGGAGGTGTAATCACGCAAGTGGTTGCATTGGTAACGCTCACCACACGGAAAGTCTTGGAGAATCCAGTACCTTGCTTGGTGATGTGATGGACAGCCTCAACGCCACTGATCTCGATGGCAGTGCCAGCAGGCAGGTTGGTGGTGCTCGACACGGTAATCGTTTGGAAACGATTGTCCACGTTCTGAGTTTCACCAGTTACTGCGGTCTGTGTTGCCGTAGGAACGTAGTAGTTGTTGGCGGCAGCCAAAGTGCTCATTGTTGGGTCAGCACCAGTTGCACCAGTAAGGCGGTTTGCGTAGTCCAGTTTGTAGGTATCAAAACCTGCAACCATGCCAACGTAAGAACGCTCAAACGCACTGTTTGACTTAGTGCCTGCGAAACTACGTGACACGGATGCGCCACCAGTACCACCAGCAATGTTGCCAGCGATGCCGTTGTAATCACGGCTTGACAAAGCCAAGTAACGGTCAAACGATTGAACACCCTGCTCGTTCATGATGCTGTCGCACAAGGCCACATCATCATAATCACCAGCAGCGGTGTTGACGGTCACTACCAAAGAGCCTTGAGCCGCAGCCACGTTCATGATGGCGATGTTGATGTCAGATGCCAACTTCTGCTTGGCGGCTTCGCCCAAACGACCTTCTTGCAAAGCGTCACGCAGTTCCAAAGCATCCAGAATGAACGGCACAGACTTTTGGAAGCCAAGTGTCGCTGGTACTGAAAGCTGTGTGTAAGCTGTGAAGTTGTTGGTCTGATCCATGCCATCATACGATTGTGCGATGTAAGGCTGGGGACGGTAGATCACGTTGTTGGTGCGTTCCATCATCGAGCCATCTGTGTTGTAGATGGACACGTTGCGGGATAAAACCAAAGCATCATTAAAGCCTTCGAGGATGTCCTCAAACGCTACACGCTCTTCTTTTGAAAAACTATTGCTCATAATAAGCTCCTAATAAATTATTTGGATGCTGATCGTTTCTGCGATTTGTACTGAATGACTTTCGTCATGTTGCCAGTACGAGCCGCTTCTTCTCTCAGCCGTTCAAGTGTTGAGTCAACCGCACCAGATGATCTTCCAGTTCCTGTAACGATACGCTCTGGGGCGGGTGCTTGCCTGCGATTTGTAACTT